GGCTTCGTTTAGCTTCTGTTGGCCTTGCAGCAGCACCAAGCTGGTTCCGGGCGTGGTGCCTGGGGTACCAACCGACTGGTAGATGCTCTTGAAGCTGTTGGCAACGTCAGCGTCGATGCTAGAGGCAAGCTGACTAATACGAGGCTTCAGCACACGCTCTGCGAAGTCATCGAGCTGCATGGTCAGCTCAGCGGTCGTGAAGTTCACGCCGATGTGCTTCTGGCTCGAAACAGTCAGAGTGGTGAACTGCTCGTTGTCGTCTTGAACTTGCAGCGCAGCACCGTCGGTCACCAGTGCGCGGTCCGGCAGACGGATACGCAGCGTGGAGCCGATTTTTGCGCCTTGGACAGCAAAGCTGTCGTCGTACTGACGGTTAACCGTCCGGGTGATCACCAGGTTGTTCTCAAGGATTTCGAGAGCCTTCCGGGTGATCATGTCAATCGTAAGGATTGAGTTAGCCATGATCTATAAAACTCCTAATTTGAATTAACGTCCGTGTTTTGCTTCCCACGCCTTGACCTGTCGTTGCCGCTCGGCTGCGATCCAGTCGCTCGTGCTCATTGCTTTGATTGAGCGCGGGTCGGTGGTGTCGTAAGCCGGTGCGCCGGAGGCGCGTGCTGCAACAGGCTGAATAGGCGCCGGAGCGCTGGATGGTTTTTTGGTGGGCGGACTGGCGGCCACTTTGGCCTCAATCTTCCCGATCTCTTTGGCCTGCAAGAACGGCGATAGACGCGAGATACGATCAGCTTCTTTTGGATTGGACCCGAGAAAATACGCAATGTCGGGGCCGATCTCTGACGCCTGAATTGTTTGAGCCATCACGGTCGAGATTTTCAGACTCGGGTTGTAGGCGACTTGCTCGAAGTCGTCATACTTATCCCGTGCCTGCTCTTCCTTCTCGTGGTACGACTCAACCACTGCTGCTTGCTGACGCTCCAGTTCCCGTTGCTGAAGAAGCTGTTCGGCTTTCTGCGTGGCCAGTGCTTCGGCGTACGCTTCGACCGACTCAAACTTATCCTGCGATACAGGTTCTGCGGGCGCTGCTGGCGCCTTCGGACGCTCACGTTCCCAAGACCTACGCTCTCTTGCGAGACGCTTGCCAATCATCGAGTCCACTTCTTCTTGAGTGAACGTCTTGATTGTAGTTTGTTGCTCTTCCGCCGATACTGCTACAGGTTCAGGCGCGGGCGTCGCTACCTGTTCCGGCGCGGTTGGTTCCGCTACTACTTCAGTGTTTTCCATGATTACTCTGGCGAGTGCCTGGTGGACCGCACCAGTACGGTTATTTATACAGTAGTTTCAGGAGGTGTCAAGTTACTTTGTTGCTGAACCTGCTCACGCAGCTTTTGCCACAGCGCGACCGACATCTCCAACGGCAGTTTGCCCAGCCCCATCGCAATGATGTTCGCTTCCTCTACCGTGATCTTGATGGTGAACTCTTGCATCTCAGGCAGCCCAAGGAAGGGGTGTGTTCTGTGGGCTGACGGGCGGCGTGATCATGGAATTGATCTGGCCCTGCACACAGGCTTGTGCGTTCTCGATCTGGTTGGCGGGAATCCAGCCAATGACCTGTTCCTGAGTCAGTTGGGTGTACGGGGTGAACGCGCCCTCTTGGTCGACAGAACTGAACTGCGTGTTGCCGCCGATGGAGGCGGTGTGTGAGCCGTCCACCCCGGTGACTGTCCACAACACGTTGACCACGTAATCTGGATCAGGAGTTTGCAAGGTGTGCATGCGGTCAATGGTGGTGGTGAAGGTGGTCATGCTTAAGCTCCTTCATTTGGGCTTGGTGGAGCGTAAGGCTGGGGCGATGGCTGGCTCCAAGCGTATGTGGCGATGTTGGCGTAGTACGCCTCGTCCAGCACTGTGGATGCCTGTGGGTCGTTGGGCACAAGGGTTGTGCGCCAGTAGGTTGACGAAATGACAACGCCGTCCTTGGCAACATCGGTGGTCTTGCGAACGCCAATGCATCCATTGGGCTGGATGTCAAATTGAGAGATGTAGGTGACTTCGGTGAATGTTGACATGATTTTTCCTTTGGTTACGCAGAGGCCTCATAAGTAAGCGTGATGCAAAAATTGTCGCCAGCGCTCACTCCTGAAATTGGGAAATCATTGGAGGTAACGGCATCGCCGTTTTCATCAAAATATAGGATGGTTGTTCCTACACCAATATGACCAACTGTCAGCCATGTATATCCTGCACTCAAGTCTAAACCTGATTGTTTAACAGTCCCGCAAGATACCCGTGCGTTGTTAAATGATGGCGCTCCGGTGATTTGCATATATCCAGTCCCGCCGCCAGTAATAGACCCAGCAAAAACTACACGCGCAAACAAAGTTACTTGTTTGCCAATTTTTATGTAGCCACCCTCTGCCGTAGCTAGCTCATAAGTTCCCGCAGTTCCTGAACCCCTAATAGCTGGCGTCCAAGTCCCCTCCTCATAGTCATCCAGCACATTGGGGTCAGTCGATGCGGATTGAGTAGATGGGAAGCCAACACCTGTTCCAGTTGCATTGGTGGTTGCTCCCGAAAATGCCAAAATTGCGCCGGTGTTGAGAACGCGGACCTTCTCACTTAGGCCCCCCGCAGTATCTGCTGTCGCAAAAGCAATTGCAGTGTTGTTGTTACTTCCGTCAGTTTCAATAAAACGAATCTCAGAAACAGAGGAGCCAGCGTTGCTTTCGGAACGGATTGATTTATAAACACCGTTTGTTTGAGAGCCAGTTACATTGTCACGCAGCAAAATAGAAGTTGCGTTTGTGCTAGATGTACGATCAACCGTAAAGACTGCCGTGCCAAGGTTGCTGATGTACTCCCTTGGATTCCCATCCCCATCCGACAGCACGATGTAGTTGCTGGCACCGCGGATGTCGAGGCCACCTTGGTTGCCGTTGTAGCGACCAAGGACGGTGTTTTTAGAACCTGAGGATATATCTGACCCAGCACCAGCACCAATCAGGGTATTGCTTGAGGTAGTCAGTGAAGACCCGGCATCCCTTCCGATGATTGTGTTGGAACTTCCGGTTTGATTTGTATAGCCTGCGTTTTGACCAAAAATCGAGTTTGAAGCGCCAGTCTGGTTGTTATACCCCGCCTGATAACCAACAGCAGTGTTATTGGAAGCGGTGGTGTTATTTTGCAGTGAGCCAGAGCCAACAGCCGTGTTAGATGCGCCAGAAGTCAATACAGTTAAAGCAGCATGACCGTAAGCAGTATTGTCATTTGATGTAATTGATACTGCGCCATTGTTGAAACCAAGGGTTGAAACACCCGTGCCTGTATTTCTAGTTCCAGTTGTGATGTATTGACCTGAATTAGCCCCCACCAAGGTGTTCTGACCGCTCGTGTTTGAAAAACCGGCTTGGTAGCCAAGCGCAGTTGTAAAGCCACCAGTGTTAGTTCCCGCCAAAGCACTCGCACCCACCGCAGTGTTGGTAGACACAGCACCAGCACCACGGCCTACGGTGAGGCCGTATATCGTTACGTCGTTGTTAACGACATTGACTCCGGAGTTAAACGCAATAGCCCGAGGCACAACGTAGGTGTCGCCCGTCTGTGCGGCTTGGATCTGGGGGATTGCTGTATTGAGAAGAAGCACCTCGTATGCGGCCACGGCTTAACTCCTAAATCGGGTTGTACTCTGTGCCATTGCTGGTCAGCACAGTTTCGACGACATAGTAAGCTGTGCCATTGCTCGCCAGCACAACTTCATCTACTACATACGCCGTAGCATCACTGGTCAATACCGTCCACGGCGGGCCTGGGTTGGGCGACGCAAAATCCGTCGCCAACGTAGCGACGGTCCCGAGCCCCAGGCTCAGGCCATTTCGGACGGGTATGCCAAAGCTCATCGGATGTTGATGGGTTTAGCGTAGAGGGTGCCAGCGCTGCCAATCTGGATTGCGCTAACCCGCCACGGAGCACCCGTACCCTGCGGCACGATGAACGGAATTGGCGTGTTGGCAGGGATCGGCGTCGAACTGGTAGTCGCAGTCACACCTTCGCCTATTACGACGTAGGCGGCAGTCGTTGACCAGATCACCACGCCTTGCGGGCCTGACGGCCAGGCGGTCGTTGACCCCGCTGTGCCTGTATAAGACGCCGTATAGGCGGGGTAGTTGGCATCAGCAAGAGGATTTAGCAGTTCCATAACGCGCCCTTACGCAAGGAATTTCAGTTTATAGATCGTCGATAGATACTGCCCGACGATCTCATCAATGATGTTTTGGAGCGGCGTGTCGTCCTTCTCACACACCTTGTACCGCATCTCTTCGATGTCTGCAAGCGAGTCTTTGAGAAACTCAATGACGTCGGTTGTCTTTTTGGCTGACATCAGCGTGATTGGCCCGATCAGCCCGTGCCGGCCTTGGTACGCTTCGGCAAACTTGTCGGCAAGTTCTACGATGTTGTTGTAGAAATGGCGCAGCGCTTTGTGTTTGGCGTACGACCTTGTATTCAAATGTACGCTATGCGTCACGTCTCGCGCTAGGAACAAGGTGCCGATAAAGTCTGCGCAGCTCATTGTGTCATACCCATTTGTTGAGCAACCACCATGTCGCCAGCCGTCATGACATCTTTCAGCGTCTGCATGACAACATCTTGAACTTGGTCAGGCGTCATGCCCGCTTGCACGGCTTGAATACGCTTGGTTTCCGCATTGTACTCGTCAATGCGCAATTTCTGCGCTTCCATCGACTTGCCGACGTTTTGGAGCATGTTGTACATCTGTTCCATCTGCTGCTGCATAGCTTGGATTTGCTGATTGGCCGCTTGCAGCGCAGGATCGTCGTCTTCTTGCAGCAGCTTGGGATCGATCATCTTCTTCAAGCGCTGCGCCATCTCTTGTGCGCCTGGCCAATCCATGTTTTTGACAAACAGATCGCCAGCCGCCGCCCACAGGTTTGGATTGCCTTGCAGAATCTGGCTCATTGCGTCCATCGACTCCTGACGCTTGGTCAGGTAGCTCGGGCCGGTGGTGACCTTGACGTCGTACTTGCCAACGCCAGGGTTGTAGATCTTTGCAACCACCACGCCTTGCTCGTTCACCATCTTTCGCACGGGTTCCGGCTGGTTTGGGTCAAGCCGCACCATCTTCGACTCGCCATCCACCCCGATCACCCGCGCGATACGCTGCGTGTCATAGATTTTGGGGATCAAATCGACCAGTTGCCGCCCGACGTGACGGATCGCCCGCGCCAGATTGTCGACGTAGTGGTACGTACCAACGTCGCCCTCGCGCTGACGGGCCAAAATAGCCCTTCCAGACCGCTCATTTGACGTCATTCCGAGGCTGGCGTTGTACTGCCCTGTAGCCGCTTTAATGTCCTCAGAAGCCCCCATTTTGGCCTGAATCAAGCCAGTTTGGGCCATCGGAGGCTGCGCCCGCTGCGGCAACGGCAGAATATTGCCCGCTCCGTCGGTCACATCAGGGTTGACCTCAAGATAGGGGTAGTTCTGCGTGTTGGCAGTCTTCCACTTCTCTTCGTAACCCTCAAACTGACCGCCGTAGCCGATAAACGGTGCTTTTGGGGCCAGCGCCAGCATCTCCGCCTCTTGGCTCACCCAGTAGTTGTACATCCGCTGGGCGTCTTTGGCGTTCCTGACCAATCCTGAGATCTCAAGTTGGCCTTCAATCGACCACTCGTTGCCGATCACGCGGATGACGGGGATGTACGCACCCGCCCACTCGCGTTCTTCGATAATCTCGTAGCCGTTGGTCTTGCACCATTTGATGCGTTTAGCCTGCAATTTGCGCTGACGGGTCGGTTTTAGGCCCATTTGACGCAGCATTTTGTCCTGTGGCGTGCCTTGGTAGGTTGTCGTGCCGTCAGGGTACAAATTGAGCGTTTCTGCCTTGTAATCGCAGTAAAAATACTCTGCAATCCGCACTGTCGTTTCAGACAGCCATTGCGACAGCGCTTGGTCGCCCACGCCTTGCACCATGATCGAGCTGACCGGCATGGCGTTGGGGTACAACCGCTCGTAATCAGCTTTCAGAATGTCTTCGGTAATAAAGCACCACTCGGCATCCGCACCGCACGGGTCTTGGATTGTTGGATCCATGTAGACCGAGAAGCTGTTGCGAATCCGACCG